GTGGGTCACATCGCTATAACCTCACCATTCGCCCCCGACCCAGGCCTCGTGTCGTGGGTCGGCCGGCGTCCGATGAAGCGGTACCCGCTAGCCGATCAACACCCACGCCACTCGGACGGACGCGGCTTGGATTCTCCCTGCGGATTACTCCGTAGACCCTCCGTTTAAAACGGGGGACTCCACCTCAGTTTGATGTCGACGACTGAGGGGCGTCCTGCACGCTCCAAATGCGAGACATCGGTTGGAGTTTCCTCCGTCAGATGCCTGAGCCGGGGGCGGGTCATTACTGATCCGTTTACCCTAGCTCTGTCTTCCCCTAGAGATTTCCACTCTAGAGAAAGCAGGCATTTGAGCAAGGCAGCATATCCATCTAGCTTGTCGCTAGGTGGCCGTGCTGACACTACATAGCCCCTGACTAGGGGGTTCTGCATGTGTTCGCCAGTTCTCTGGGTTTCGAAGCCCAAAGCGGACTGACGACCTAACACGGGAGAGGTTGAGAGAACCGTAGGAAAATGTTTTATCACTTTCCTTATTCTCTCGTCCAACCATCGGCATGTTTGCCAGTAACCAGCCCAATAGAGCTGATTACGGAGGCTAACAATACTGATGATCTCCCTTGCGTGCTCACGTCGGGTAGGAAATACCCTTCGGACACGATGTATGCTTACATCGTGACCGTCGTAGTATTCCTTACCGCAAGACTCTCTGAACCTACCGGTCCAGAAAGACTTGCCCGTGTTAACTACAAACCCAAAAGTTTGCAGCAACCGGGTGACGTGGGACACACAGTCTACGGGAATGATAATATCATCCCCGAAGACTCGCACCGACCCAGCGTAACGTTTTACGTCACGTTGGGAAAGTGATGTGTTGAGCGTCTGCTCAATACCCATGAAGATTATGGTCAAAAAGACCATGGCCTCCATGGGAAAGCAGAGCGCTGAGCCCATAGACGCAAACTTGGCTAGGCGTTTAACGCCTATACCAGGTATATCAGCCTTTCGTGATCGACTGGCGTCGACAGCCGCATGGAGATGCGGATGTCGTGACAGTAGGTCACGTACATGCTGATTCGAGACACGGTCGGAAGCTTCACTCAAGTCGAGTGTCGCAAGGGAACCATCACGGCTCCCCCGATGAGCAAGAGCCCGATTGGGTTCTTGATCATCTATTCCGATCATAAGACTCAGGTAGTCTTCCTGAGTTAACTTATCACGGATTACCGACAGAACCGATTGCTGTGCATATTGCATAGCCGTTGGCTCAATACCGATGATTCGCGGTGCCTTGAGCGTCTTAGGAACTGAAATAACCCTAACGGGAATTTCAGAACCGGGCTCGAGGATGTCGACGTCAGCCAATTCGTCATAGTATGACGCATTTGGCAGGATAAATTCCACAAGTGGAAAATATCCATCAAGACGTCCGGGCCACTGCTTCTGCCGATACTTAGCATTTGCGCTAAGTTTTTCAGCAGTTGCACCTGGACCGTGTTTAGGAATATGAGTACCGTAGTAGATCTCACGATCTACCTTGGTAAACATACGACTAAACAGGAGCGCGGATACTCTCCTAAAGTCCTCCCGGAAAGAGGAAGACAAAGAGAGATCGTTAGCTCTGACATCCTGCTCACATTGGACGTAGTCTCGCATTGCCTTAAATTCCCTTACGGGAGTGCAAGGCAACTTCATCTTCTCGAACATCAATGTTAATTGACGTATCGATTGGATGGAGTCTATGCATGGCTCCGCCAACAACACACCACTAGTCCGGTCAAACACACGATCGAGGAAACCCCACAAAAATGTGGGGAGACCACCCTTCCAGGAAAAACCCTGGAAGAGGTTGCGATCTACCTTCCCTTGGTCAAGACCTTTTTGGAGGTCTTTTCCAAAGGTTGGTAAGGTTATCGTCAAAAACGATAACCCTTCGTGTTTGCACCGACCTTGGATTGTTTTCCAATCCATGGTGATGCTAGTGTGACATCTGGTTGCGGATTCCTCCGCAACCATTTTCCAGAGCAACATTAGGCTTTTCAAAGCCCCTCCTTCCTGATGGATTGAGGTTAGCTTTCCTTAGCCTAATGAACCTCCGACCACTCGCTGCCCCAATACAGCATTAGGGACAGCGGTGTGGCTTAGGCGCTGAATAGAACTCATCACAAACCTCAAGACCATGGGACGATATAATCGCCCACATGGCTATGAGGACGGATGCCAAAAGTACCATTCCAAGTACTATAAGGAATCCGTAGATGAGTCCTTTCACAAAGCAGTACAGTAGGTATTCTATAGTATGCCAAACGGAGAAACTCCGTCCAACGTACTTAGAACCGCTATGAACGTAATTATCCAAATTACGAACAATAGCGTGTAACCTACGAATACTGCCACGCCTAACTCTCACCGCCAAGCAATTTGTCGATGAGAGCATCCGAAGAAGCAGTGTAGAGGGCCTTGAAGCCCGTATACACTGCCTTTACGTCGGCATTCGTATACCCGACGGCCGGAACATCGAAGACCATGTAATGAGACATGGAAACTTCTC